CTGGTCTATTGGCTGCTATGAGGCTAAAATCATCGAAGTTTGTTGTGGATTTTACCATTTTATCTTCCTTTGTTTTAAACCATTATTATTTTATATTATTCTTCCTGTTCTTCGTTTATCAACTTGCAATCTGCAATTCATTCTTTCCTGTTCTCTATTCTTGACTGTTGTAAGCTCTAAGTACTCTATCTTACCACTATCATTTGGGCGAATAGGTTTCAACGCAAGTATCTTATTTGCATTATAAGACACTCTAAAAGAACCCGCTGGTGATGCTATATCTATACCATTTTGAAATGCACTCTTTGATAATTCCCAAACACCAATGACAACACATTTAAGTTCATTAGCGAGATTCATTATACCTTCAGATATATCTTTATCTTTAGATATCTCATCTCTAAATCTGGATTTCATTAGTCCACAATGATCAATATAGATTACTTCTGGTTCAAACTCTATAGCATCTAGTCTTCTTTTTATTTCCCATGGATAGCAACTATGATAATCAAATCTTATGTGCTCCATTTTAGGCATTCCATTCTTACCAGATCTATAGTGTTCTTTTAATTGTTCTTCATTCCAATTGTTATGTATCATAGATAATCTCTGTCCAACTTGTCTTGGAGACATCTCAAATTCCATAAAATAGGATCTTCTATTTAAATCATGTAACCAATTTAACATTAACATTGATTTCATTGATTCAGGTGGAGCAGTGAGTAGAACAGTTTCACCTGGAAATATTGGAAAGTTCTGATTATAAAGTGTACCTATATCAACAGGTTCTTTATCATTAGCATAAAAGTTTATAAGTTCTTGCTCTAAATCTGATATACTAGTCTCAGACATATTTTTCTTTGATTGAAATAACTTACAATCTGGTGAACAAAATCTGTCTTTAACTTCAGAGAAACATCCAAAGTGATATCCTTCTCCTTTATTAGCATTATATACTGAGTGAAGAACTTTTTCCATTTCATTTGCTTTAAAAGGATATTCCTTAGTATTCAAAACAGATGTTCTCCAATGTTCCATAAATGCTCTAACTGCACTTTCAGGATATCTTTGTCTTAAGTGTGAGCCAAGAGTTAGTGCTGCTTTATGTCTTAATCCATAAGGGGCATTCTCCATTAATCTTTGAATACATACGTAATCATTAGACATTGGAGCTGTACCATGTTCTTTAACAGTAACATTACTCTTAGGTAAACTTTTAGTAACATCGAATATTGGATTTGTTTCCAATTCTTCATAGTCAAAAGTATCCTTTGGCTTGACTGCATTTGTATGTAGCCATTCAATATTAACATCATCTATTTCTGATATCTTTATTGGAACTTTCCAATAGCCTGAAGAAAGTTTCTTTGTGTTAGGAATTCGTATTAACCTTACTTTATCAATAACAAGTGGATCTGCAAAGTCATATACTCCGTAATTCTTAAGAGTATGTTTAACTTTTAAATTCAGATCTTTACATGGCTTCCATTTGAAAGCTGTACCTGATATATGAATATGAAATCCTTTCTCTCCTGAAAAGTATACTTGTTTTGGTATATCAATTAAATCTAATAATCCATGAGTTAGTTGTTTTGCTTGATCAAGATTAGCTCCATCAACATCAAAGATAAATTCATCAGGCATATATAGATTTCCTCTATAACCTGATAAAGTTTTATTTAATTTAACATACTCTATAACATCTTCATCATAGTCCCATAATGACATAAATGTGTCACTATTGATACCATAGAATGAAGATACTTTACTTACAGGGAAGAAATGATGTCTGTTAGATAAGGATAATGCAAATTCTTTGTAAATTACTTTTACTTTATCATTCATCTTTTTCCTTTAGTATGAAAAGGGGTTACATGGATGGAGGGATCAATGTATGTGAATTGATAGCAACCCCTTTCCAAATGTTACTTAGAAGGGAACTTGTGTAGAATTTCCTTCACTATTTTGATTAGGAATAACACCGTTTCTTTCATTCCATTTCTTTAGTCCGTTCTGAGCAGATATTTTCCAAAATGAAACATCTTTTTCTGTAAATGTTAGATGTTCACCTTCACCTGCTACTGGAGCTGGTTGATGCCATATCCTTGCATAATTCCTATCATCTTTAGTTGAATACTCTTCATGGATATATACATTAATAGGCATACCTACTAATAACGAAGCATCATCATCATAGGTAATAATAGGTTTATTTCCACCATCATTAAGAACTTCTTGAATGCCAGCTTGTGTAAACCTAAACCAACTAGAGATACGAAACTCTTCCTTAGTTTTAGGATTTATAGCTTCCCATACTCTAGTTTTCATGTGATCTGGATAATTTTCAAAAGAAATATCCAAATACTTTTTACCATTGTAATCTCCGTATGTAGCTTTTTTGATAAGTAGCTCTTTCCATCCTGTACTGAAATCAGCACCAGTTTCAGAGCCTACAGTCATTGTTCTAATTGTCATTTATTCTCCTCTTTTATTAAAGTTGACAAACTTTGTGTTTTACCAGTACCTGCCTTACCAAGAACAAGAATACGACAATTATCGAATCCTTTATCTCTAGCAGCATCTAATACTGATTGAAAATCTTGAGGTATTTCATCTTCTAATAGATTAGTTCTATCTTTAGCATTAGCATATCTAGAGGTATGTCTAGTTCTCCACATATATACTTCTTTACCTTTTACTTTTTTAGTAAATGTATAAAGAACAAAATCAAACCATTTAGATATATCATCTTTGGTAGATCCATCTATATATGGTATCTCTTCATTACCTTCGTCCATATTTTGAACTTTGGTATGACATGTTAATACTACAACACCAGGTATTCTCATAAGCTTTTCTAATAAATTATCTAAGCCCATCTTTAACCTACCCCAATCTTGCATCTGCATTGATGATTTAGCTCCAACAAGTTTTCTTTGAAATTTCTTAGATAATTCAGAAAATGTATCTATAATAATACCATCTATTTCAATTCCATCTCTTAGAACTTTCTTTTGTTGAGTTTCTGTTACTGTAATACCAGCAATTTCCTTCTCTACTTGAAACACTTTATCTACATATAGCTGTACTAAAGTATTCCCGAAACTATCCCACGTATCAGGTTTAAGTGGTGGAAATCCAAACAATTTTTGGACACTACTCTCTCCACCGAGAGTTTTTGAACCATCTTCGGTGTCAAACAGAAGAATTCTCTTCATTTACTTCTCCTTTATTTTATTTATGTAATGTTTTAATCTATCTTGGAATATGTCAATAGCTTTTTGGGTTACTACTCTTCCTTTTTCGGTTTTATTACCTACACCTACAGAAGAATATTCCAAGTAAAGTTTTAAGTATTCGGAGGCTACAATACTGTTGATACGTTCATCATCCATGCGCTAAATATAGCACTAATTGAACTTATAGACAAGGATAAAAGCAAGAAATCAATGAAAAAACTCACTCTTACCCCTGTCTTTTAGGTATTATGTCAACGCTTGGGGTACTATGTATTGGCCTGTATCTCCGTCTCTCCATGATAGAGCTTGTTGAACAGTATTCATATCTACTGCCATTGACCATCTATTACCGTTTGCATTATTAGGTACACCTTCAATGCAGTGTTCTCCTGTAGATGGATTGATCATCTTTAAATATGTAGCTGTTCTAAATTCTATATGTCCCATACTTGTATCAGGAATTTCAAATCTTAACAACTCATATTTTCTACTATCAATTATATCTTCATGAACTACATCAGGCTTAAGAGTTTCTAATATCTTATCTTGTCCAAAATGTTCAATCAATATAGTTCTAGTGGCAACATTTCTTAGCTTAAAGATATCATTAGGTACTAACTTACTAAAGTCTTCAGTTGCTAAAGCTTCATTTACTTTCTTTACAGTAATTGTATTAGCATAATTAGCTCTAGCATTTGCATTCTTAGTAAGTCTTCTAGTTTCTAATGCATCTTTTATAAGAGTTTTACACTTTTTAGGAACTTGACTAATCATTACTCCATTAAATCCAAATGAAAAATCTTTAGATCTTATTGAAGCTGTACGAGTTCCATTGAAATTCCATAATTCTGCTTTATAGATATATTCTACTTCCATATGCTGAATTATACCTAAAGACATGAAACTTCTAAATGCCCAATCTATAGATCCATCAACAGTTGATCTTCTAAAATCAGCTTTACCATCTTTTAACCATTTTACTTTACCACCGCCATGAATTCCTCCGCTTTTAGTTATTTCAAACTGAGGATTTTTAAGCTGTCCATCATGTAACCATGACCTATAGATTGTATAACCTTTTATTAGATTCTTTCCACATTTAACTAGAATAAACCCATGATTCTGAGATCTATTATCAGGACTACCATAGATTACACTCATGTCTCCATATTTACCAAAATGTAAAAGATTTTCTACTATAACAGCACTAGATTGGTTGTATGATAAATACATTCCCATCAGTCTACTACATTCCTTTCTCTCCCTGAGAGATGATCAAACTCTCTTACTATCCTAGTTCTATACAAACCTGGTGGTAAGTTAAGAGGTTTATGTTCTTCATGCTTTATAGTAGCAAACTTTTCTGGACTATTAGCAGGTTTTCCATCATGATTTGGTTTTATCTCAACAAAATTAGGTACAGCACCTAATCCTTGTATACCAATAGCTCTTCCATAGGTATTTATAGATACACCTTTTTGATCTTCTTTGTAGAAAGTATGACTATGCCCAGTAACTTCACCTAAAGCTACTACTGTGTTTTCTTCATAATCATTTCTTTTAACTCTAGTATAATCATTTGGTTTAATATAATATTCACCTTTACTGGAAAAAGTTATATCCATGTCTGATTTGATAAATAAAACATCACCTTGTTGATATTTCATTAATTTTCCTCCTTGTATTTGTTTTCTAATTGATCATACTGTCTAATTATTTCCACCCACTGTCTATGTGAAAGATGTGTCATCTCTCTAGCTCTTGGATCAAACATATTATACAGTCCACTCTTTCGCACTTCTGCAAAAGCTATAAAGTCTTTTCTTGTAATTAATATTGGTTCACTCAATGTTATTCTCCTTTATTAAACTTAAAGCTTGTTCATAATGCACTAAACCACTAAATCTAGCAGGAACAACTATTGAGCTATTACAATCTTCACAACATCTACCTTCTTTAATAGGTTCAGCATTATGACCTTTATCCCAACCTGTTATAGGTTGAGGGTTTATTGTATCAGTACAAATTATACAGTTCATACTATACCTACTCTATTAGCAATTTTCATTACTTTAGTTTCTAATTCCATAAGCTTACGATCAAATTTATCAGTGAATAAATCCACTTTTGAATCAATAAGTTTAATATTCTCATGAACATTCTCTACAGTCTCAATAACTGTAGCATTGAAATCACTTTGAGTAGCTTTTGGTTCTTTAGTTACATCTTTTTTCTTTGTTTTTTTATCCACTTTTAGCTCCTAGTGTTAATTGTTTAAGTAAAGACTCATCTAAAACTTTTCAGTAACCTTGATGAATCTATCTCTATTTAGGTAAGATTAATGTCTGCTGTAAGGTTATTTCACCGTTTATACACTGGGCAGTGTGAGTTACTATTCCCTTTACTTACTACAAGTAAATTTTGTCGAGATATATTTCAATACTTTCGGAAGACTAGAAATAATACCTCTTGGAACAGATTGCTCTGTTTTTTTCATTAAGTTTGTAGCTGCTGTATGTCTTCATAGTGTATTTATTGGGATAGGGAAATACACCAAAAACCTATTGCTTTACGGGTTAAGCTTTTCCCAATATAGGGAACACCGAGAAATCCAAATCAATGTGTGAAATAGCTTCATACATGATTTTCATAGGATTAAACGAATCACCGTTTAGAACTGGTTGTATCACTGCTGGATTGAAACCACTAATTAAAGCAGTATTCTCAGTAAGATCATCAACTGGTTGAGCTTGAGTTGAGCTAGCACGAACATTCCAATATACTAACTTTGGAAATTTATATCCATGTCTTTCAAATTCAGCTTTCATCAGTTCATGGTGACTTTCTTTAGGAATATGTTCCCAAGTGCCCTTATCGAACTTAGAAGTAGCTTCATCAAATTGCATATCAGAAATGCAAACTATCATAGTAGGCATATTTTCTGGTAATACATTATGAAACTTAGCAGTATTCAATATCAGCTTATAAGTTTTTTCAAAGTCAGTATTTGCACCCCAATTACTATGACTATCAAGATATGTATACTTAGAAGAAAGATCTTCATATACACTTAAATCATGAAATTCAGGATCTGCACTAAAAGTGATTACTTTATCTTTGAATGGACCATCAAGCTGTTCCGAACAATAGATACCAAGAGCTACAGATACATCCATAGGCAATCCGTACATAGAACCACTTGTATCAGATATTACAATAGGCTTCTCCTTACTACTTAAAGCAGGAAGATTTTCCCATAGTTTCTGTGCAAGTTCGGGTTCAGTGCATAAAAGGCTTGTTATCTCATGTGGATAAGTAGCACTAACAGATGCTTTGCTGGATTTATCATCAATCCATGTCTGTAAGCCATCAGAGTCATGCTTCTTGAAAGCTTTACGATACTTTCTCATAGCACCACCAGGTACTTCAGAATAATTAATATTCCACTCTTTCTTAGACATTTGCCTTTCAACAGTATTAGCACTGTTCTTGACAATCATCTTTCTGAGTTCTTTATTAGTTACTCTAAGTTCTTCTCTGAGAAGCTTAAAGTTCTTACCTTTCCTTGGTATCCATTTAAATAAGAGCTCTTTACGAACACTCTCATCTTTAGCATTTAAGATACCTACAAATTCTTTAACAACAGAAGGTATGTGGAAGTATCTAAATACATCTTTGGCATAACCAAGATTGATAAGATTGACTAGATTCTTAGCAAGAAATTCAGGATTCAAGTAAGTAGCCATTTGATGAAATGTTGCTCTTTCACCTGGACCCTTTCTAGCATCTCTGCCATAGAACAATATTTTAACAGCTGTTCTTGGATCCTCTTTAGCTGCCTCTCTGAAGATTTGTATCTTCTCTAGCGTAGCCATATTACGCATTCCACCTATGAGAGAGAATAGGTTTAGGCATTTATTCTTTAAAGCGTATGCCACCGCATTATTTTCAGTTCTTGTTATGCTCAAAGCACACCTCCTTGTCTGAAAGTTTAGGGAATTAGTTATTTCTTCGTAAAGATTAGTCTCATGTTATCTAAATGAAGAACTGTGTCATTAGATCGACTTTGGACACTTTTCACTTTGTAAGGATACTTTTGACATATCTCACCAAGTGATACCTGTTTAAGCCGAAATCTTTTTCTACGCTTTTTCATTATACCTCCTAAGATAATGAGGAGTGACAACTCAACGGTGTCTAACGTCTCAAGGAGCAATTTCCTATATTGAATGCACCTCCTGATTGATATTATCACTCCCCAAAGTTTAGCCATCAAATACAGCTACTTGCCAAAGTCTATCTTCGTAACCAAGTGACTTCCACATATCAACTACTTGCTGCCTGTCATCATATATCATAGCAATTTCTAGATTATGTTTTAATATGTGTCCATTGAGCCACTTCTTCTTAAGATCACAATCACGAATAAACTTTTCAGTTGCATTAGATCGCATAATTAATTCATGGTGAGGAACTTCATAAAAGTCTAACCATTCATTTGTAGCATCTTTGCATCTATCATTTCTACCTGAAAATATCCATAGATAATAATGATCTTGTAACAGACGAAGAGTCTGAACTAAACCTAAATGAGGTTCATCAAGCATGATATTTCTAGGATCTTCCCATGTATTCCACCAATGAGAATTGACTTCTCTTTTAAGTTCATCTGGAACATCACTAAAAGAATTATATCCTGCATCGGTTACTGCTAACTTTAATGCAATATCAGCTTGCTTTCTCCTGTTATCAACAAGAGCAAGAGTACCATCTAAATCACAGATGATCACTGGATTAATAGTTTGTGTCATTACACACCTCCTATAGTAAGTTTAAGAAATAGTTTGGATAAGTTTATCGGACATTCCAAGTCAAAATATTAGCCCTGTGATTCCTTTGCATCGGTAATCACTTTTGATATTAGGGGTATCATGTATTAACCCTTATGCTATTGCAATAACATTATTTAACTTCGTCTTACTTAGAAGATTAGCTTAATCCTCTAGTATTCTTAGATAGTAAGGAATATCAACCCTTGTATATCGTTTGTCGCCATGTTTATACTAGGACGGCATCAAAGCCAACATCCTAGCAGATATACAACACTTGGGCAGTGTAATATCCATGACTTATCATGTATTTATAGTAGTTTAGAGTCCTCTGCAAGACTAAAGATTGTACATCATAGCAAGGAAGACTATAAGGACTTACTGGGTACTAACCATGCCTTACGCCCACCTTAGGGCCTAACTTCCTTTGTATTGACATTGCAAGTCATAGTCTGTAAGTATCCCATTATATGAAGAATCACAAGGAATATTGCTTATTAAGACATCATGCATCATAACCTCCATGGTTAGGTGTAAGTTTATATAATAATAATGCTTGTATGTAACATATAACACATCAAGTATCTAAATCATATACTATGCTAACTGTAAACAGTTAATAAATAATAAAAGTGTAAAAAGGGAGACAAGCTCCCTTTAAACAATGATGAGTTGAGTAATAAACCCTCATCTGGGTTCAATAGCTAACTAGAAGGCTTGAGGTTATAACTCTTAGCTTTATCCTGTACACTAGCTTGGTCCATCTTTGATTGGACACTATCTATGTAATCGATAGGCTTCTGCCAACATTCAGCAAAACAAATGTCTTCTATGGAACCTAACAAGCTATCATTGGACTTAGTTCTTTGGAATCGGTTCCTCTTCCTACTATTGTTAGTTATAATAGTACGTCGAACAACCTTCTTGGTGACCTCAAGCATTTCATCTTCAGTCGCTATGCTTTCTAAATCAATAAATAACATAGTAAAAATCAATTAATTCAAATGAAAAATAACGTAATTACGATAGTAAAAATCCCTTTATAAGGGGGTAGGTTAGTATGAAAGACCACACACTAAAATGCTATAATTTTTGAAACTTTAGTATTATATTCGCAATGCTAATCCTTTTAGGAATCATCCAGTTAGTACCCTAGTAGTAGTTCTGCTAAGTGGATCAGAAGTTGGATTATAGAGATATCAACATAGGTATCTTGTGTTTTCTCCGATATTAGCGAAAGAGTTTGATATAAAGCAGGATAAGGGAGACATAACTGGTCTTGTGGAAATTCAAACTTTAAAACTTAACCTTTTTTCTCAGGGGATCTCTACGGTCATTACTAAAGTCCTATACATAAGCTTATATATATAGTTATATTCTTTCATGAAGATTTACACATTAACAATAGTATATAGTGAACGCAATGGTGAGGTATATGAGATTGAAGAGTCCATTGAGGAAGAGGGAGCTAACTATGAAATAGCTGGTAAAAACCTAGCTGAAGTAGTAGATCATGAAGAATTAATGGATATATTAAGATATGAAGGAACGGATATAGGAAGTGCATGAGACATTATAAGGTAAACAGGCTGTACCATACTGTATACGAGGATAGTCAGGAACTGCCCATAGATGTTAAAAGGAAAATAAACTATAAGAGAGATAATGTCAGTGTAGGTGATTGGATACAGACAGATGATGGATGTTATATGGAAGTATTGAGAGCAGGAAGCATGACTAAAGCTAAAGGAAAGAACAGGGAGGTACCATATATAGGTACTTGTACTGGTACATATTTAGTAAAGTCAAAGATAGATTCATCTAGGAGAGAGAATATATATACATTAAGTGGATCTGCACCTAAAACCATGACTAGAGAAAATTTAAATAAATATGAGAGGCTATTTGTACAGTATGTTATAGGTGGTATGCAGCCTGTAGAAGCATATATGAAGGCATTTCCTACTAATAATCCTGGATATGCTAATTTCAAGAGTGCAGAGCTGACAAAAACCTCTAGAATAAGGAAAGCTATGAAAAAAGAATTAGAACCAGTACTGGAGAAACTTGGAATAACACAAGAATACGTGCTTGAAGGTATTAAATCTACCATTGAAGAATCAGAAAAAGACGATACTAAGCTTAAAGCTTTATTTAAGCTGTCTGATATACTAGATCTGGAAGACAAATCCTCAGCAAAGGTCACCCAGCTTACAGGGATACAGTTCCAAGGCTTTTCAGATGAGCAGTTAGAGAAAGCAGAAAGACCAAAGGAAATAGAAAGTGGGACATAGTGTAATTGGTAGGTGGTTTGTTAATACTTTAGATAAAATAGCTAAACAGGTAGATGAAGAAGGCGGAGTTGATACTGTATCTAAGATAGATAGATCTCTAGAGAAATATCAGGAAGGAGGTCATATCAATGAAGAGGAGAAAGATGCACTTAGACATTATTATGGCATGAGAGCACTTAGTAATAAGTATGGAGCTACTGGAGCCTGGATAGCTGGTCATGCAAATGAGGGTATTGATAGGATTACTCCATTAGCCCTAGGGGGCGATAATAAGATACAAGCAGATGTAGATGCATTTAATAATGCTATATCATTAGAGCATTTAGAAGAAGGTATAGGGAAAGATTTTCATAAAGAAATGACTCCAGAAGAACTAAGGCAGCCTTTGGAATTTCTAAAAATACCTCCTAAATGGAAAGCATATGAGTAATTGTTGGGATTGTGGGCATCAGCAGTCTGGATACTGTACTTGGTTTAGAAGTAGAAAGAAGATACCTATGCATATAGTGGATAAAGGATGTAGCTACTACAGGCAGAGAACATCAGAGGATGTTAAGGCAGATAATATTATTACTCATATTATAGATGTCTTTGATGGAGAGATATTGAAGCGTGAACCTGTAAGGAAGGCGTATAAAAGAAAGAAATATGTTAAGTCTAAACACAAATATGGGGAAAGAAAGGACTGGTAAATACATTAAACACGAAAGTTTTTGCATTTAACTAACAGAAAGTAGCAGATTAAACTATGAAGAAG